AAATCTGTGTGAAACCCCACAACTTGTGAGTCATAAATCCTTGTGACTATTTGCCATATCTGATTTACTTCCTCATCTGTCATGTACTTTGTTAATTTTATTTCCATTTTTATTTACTTTCTTTCTAGTCAAACCATGCTAACTGTTCTTTTTGTAATCTTAGTTTCTCCTCTGCGGGTATTTTTTCCACACAGGTATTACACAATACAGTCCCATCAATGATTGTGTAATCATCTAGTACCTTGTAGTCACAATCTTTTCCCTCACACTCCATCTCTCTACACTCGGCACATTGATAACCCTCTAACCCTATCCAAAAATCATCAGGTACAAAGACTGACTCGTCAAAAAATTTGTCGAGCCATCTTTTATCAACATCTCCTGCCTGTCGGTCTACAGACGCAGGTATTCTGTTGACAAACCTGCCACTACCCCAACTTGTGTCTTGGAAACAATCCACACACTCGTCACCTATATCTACTATATCTAGGTGTTGGTTGGTTAGTTGTTCTAGTTCATCATAATCCATTTACTTCCTCCCATCTCCCGACTTCCTCTAAATAATCTTGAGAATCAAAGCCAACTATTTCATTGCATTGTGGACACGCATTGTAATCATATCCATTGAACTTCACTTGTTTATCAGCCACCTTATCGGTAACGATATTACACGATTCACAATAGTGTAACGTGTCTACTGTTCTACTCATTTACTTACTCCAATCTCCATCTATCGTCCTATTTATTACGTCACTTTCTTCGTACAAAACTTTTACAACTGTTGCATTGTACCCCTCGACATCAGTATTCAAATCTTCTCCATCTAAATACCCTAAGTTCTTGCCATCAGTATCTTCATCTGTTTCAACTAAAAGCTTTTTGTACACTTCAACTGTTTCAATTATTTCTATTTTAAACTGCTCACTCATTTACTTTCTCCTTAATTTTCTGCGTCATGAATGTTATTTTTTATGTGTTGTTCCCAACGTGCTTTGTCTTCCTCAAACTCTGCAATCCATCTATCTAATAATTCATGCAAGTCTTTTGCTTTCAAGTGTGGATGTTTTGTTCTGCTTACATAGTCTGTGTTGTACATAAACCTCAAACCATGTTTACCACTCAACACTACTTGGTTTTCCCACTCGTCATTTATATTCTCCTCAGGAAATCCCTCATCCATAAGAAACTCTAAATCCTCAAGAGCATCTTTGACTGCAAACCTTATAAACTTTTTCATTTTATCCTCCTTTCTAATAGTCTGTTACTTTTTCTGCTAACGAAATTTTCAATACGATATCATCTCCTTTTACCCATTCCTCTGCAGTGTCACACCCCTCACAATCTGGGGTTGGATTCTCTAAGAAGCCACAGTTGGTACTGAGCCACTCGTATCTGCCCTCTTTTGTTTTCCTTATCAAGAAGCCATCCTCCTCATCAAAGGTTTCGGTATTGTACTTCTCTCGGTACTCGATAATGTCATCGATTATATTGTCTATGTATTTTATTTCATCACTCATTTATGTCCTCCAATGAAGCCAATGCGATATGCACGTCATCATATCCATCAACTTGGTACTCGTATGCTAACGCAAACGCACTTTTGTAATCTATTAGGTAGTCGTTAACTTCAACTCCACCTACCCAGACTGAATACAATTCTTTTCTCATTTAGTTACCTCCCTCATCTGTATCTAATAGTTTGTATGTTATTTCTTTTCTACCATCTACTTCTAATACAGTTTCAAGTTCTAACTCTTGCAACTCATTATTCTGTAACAGGTATATAACCTTATTCATGTACTTACTCCTTATCTATTTTTACTATATGAATGTACTTT